TTCGACGCCGAACAGGGCAAACCAGGGGGATCCCCGACATCCTTGCACGCCGTCCATGGTGGCCCAAGGGTGTGTGGATCGGGTTGGAACTCAAGCGCCCGATCGGGTGGGATTGGTCGCATCCCGAGCAGCAGCGCGTCCACGAGCTTGGCGGGTCGTTCGTCGTCCACTCGGCCGAGGACGCGATGGCGGCGGTCAAGGCGACCGATGAGGCGCTCAAGCAGCGCAAGGAGGCTGCATAGATGACAAGTTACGCAGAGTTCATCGCCGCGAAGACGCGGCGGCACGGGGACGCCGGTATCACTATCGAGCCGGGCGACTTGCACCCTTCACTATTCGACTTCCAAAAGGCGGCGACATCGTGGGCGCTCCGCAAGGGTCGGGCTTGCCTGTTCGCAGGTACCGGGCTTGGAAAGACCCGCATGCAGGTGGAGTATGCGCGGCACATCCCAGGTATTCGGCTGATCGTCGCGCCGCTCGCTGTGGCGGGCCAGACCATCGAAGAGGCGGCGAGCATCGGGGTCAAGATCGAGAAGGCATCGGGGCGGATCGAACGCGAAGGCGTGTACATCGTCAACTATGACCGGTTGCACACTATCGAGGCGAAGTTTGACGCGGTGGTCCTTGACGAGTCTTCGATCCTCAAGAGCCACGACGGCAAGTTCCGCAACTACATCACGGAGCGGTTTCAGCACACTCCGTACAAGCTCGCATGTACTGCGACTCCGGCCCCTAACGATTACATGGAGCTTGGCACCCATGCCGAGTTTGTGGGCGCGTGTAGCCGTCAGGAGATGCTTGCGACGTACTTCATGCACGACGGCGGTGATACCGCTTTGTGGCGGCTGAAACGGCACGCGAAGGGCGACTTTTGGACGTGGGTTGCGTCGTGGGCGTGTGTGTTCTCGCATCCGTCCGATCTTGGTTACTCGCAAGATGGGTACGACCTGCCGTCGCTCACGTTTCACGATTCAGTCGTAGAGGTTGAGTCATCGGTAGGCGGCGGGTTGTTTGGCGATGAGGGCATGAATGCGACCCGGCTTTATGCTTCGCTACGTGAATCAGCAAGCGAGCGTGTCGCCATTGTCGCGGGGCTGGTTTCCAAAGAGCCAGATCGACCTTGGCTCATTTGGGTCAACACGGACGCGGAGCAGGATCTAGTAGAAAGGCTGGTCCCAGGCATTACGAGCGTTCGAGGTTCTGACCCATCGGAGATCAAAGAGGACCGGCTGCTAGGATTCGCGTCTGGCAAGTATCAGATGCTGGTTACGAAGCCAAAGATTGCTGGGTTTGGAATGAACTGGCAGCATTGCAATCGGATGGTGTTTTGCGGGGTTACCTACTCATTCGAGCAGATGTACCAAGCTATCCGCCGGTCTTGGCGGTTTGGGCAAACGCAGCCCGTTGACGTCCATCTTGTGACGTGCAACGCGCAAGACTCTGTACGGTCGGCGCTCAAGGCAAAAGAAGAGGCGTTTACGGACATGGCGCGCGAGATGTCGCGATACTGCATTCAGGAGGTGTCAAAATGATGAAGGAACATGGCAAGGGCTGGGAGTTGATTAACGGTGATTGTGTCGAAGCGGTAGCCGCGATGGAGTCGGAGTCGATCGGGTATTCGATCTTCTCGCCGCCGTTTGCGTCGCTCTACACGTACACGGACTCGCCTCGCGATATGGGGAACTGCAAAGACGATGCGGAGTTCTTCACTCACTTTGCGTTCTTGCTCCAAGAGTTGTACCGGGTGATGAAGCCGGGGCGGAATGTTTCGTTTCACTGCATGCAACTACCGATGACGATGGAGCGAGATGGGGTTATCGGACTTCGTGACTTCCGAGGGTCGCTCATTCGCGCGTTCGAGGATGCGGGATTCACATTCCATTCTGAGGTCACCATTTGGAAAGACCCGGTTACGGCCATGCAACGAACCAAGGCCCTGGGGTTGCTCTACAAACAACTCAAGAAGGACTCTTGCCGTTCGCGCCAAGGCATCGCGGACTATCTGATCACCATGCGGAAACCGGGCGACAATCCAGAACCGGTAGGGCATGACGAGCAGAACTTCCCGTGCTCGCTTTGGCAGCAGTTTGCGTCTCCAGTGTGGATGGACATCAACCCTTCGGATACCCTGCAGTACAAGAGCGCGAGAGAGAATGATGATGAGCGGCACATCTGCCCATTGCAGCTTGAGGTTATCCGTCGCGGCATGGTGCTGTGGTCGAACCCTGGCGACTTGGTTCTTTCTCCGTTCGCTGGGATCGGATCAGAGGGGTACATCTCTGTTCAGATGGGGCGGCGGTTCGTGGGTGTCGAACTTAAGGAGTCGTATTTCCGCCAAGCCGTCGCGAATCTTGCCGCGTTGCACATTCAAGGGCAACTGATCGAGGTTGCATAGATGCGATGGATTCGGCTTGATGTTTCGTGGGATGACTCGCCGTGGCTGTTCGACCTTCCTGCAGAGTCTCAGCTGGCTTGGATCAAGCTGCTATGCCATGTCAAGCGGGACGGGTCTGGAGGTTCATGCAAGGCGATGGCCCCAGAGGTGGCTGCGAAGCGCTGGGGCATCAGTGTAACGGGCGTAACGGCGTTACTTGGCGTCGCTATGGCAGATGGCGCGTTACTTGCCGAAAATGGGGAGTGGACCGTGTGCAACTGGGCCAAGTATCAAGACAACGATACGACCCGCGCAGAGAGGCAAAGGCGGTTCAGGGAGCGGTCTCAGGTTCAAAACGTAGCGGATAGTAACGGCGTTACGGGCGTTACTGACGGCGTTACCTGTCGCGTGACAGAGACAGAGACAGAGACAGAGATTGTAAATACAGATGCTAAAGCATCTTGTCGTGTTTTGGAAGACGACTGCCCCCACGTCGAAGCGATCCCGATCGACGACGAAGCCGACCCGAACTGGTTCGAGATGTTCTGGGACGCCTACCCGCCAAGGGCCGGAGACCGGAAGCGGGCGGCGTCCGAGGACAAGTTTGCGCTTGCCGTCAAACGCGGCACCGATCCGCGGGCCATCGTTGCCGGTGCCGAGCGATACCGGGCCTACTGCGACGCAACCCGGAAGACCAAGACCGAGCTGGTTCAACAGGCCACGACGTGGCTGAACAACCGGGCGTGGCTTGAGCCTTTCGAGATTCCCGAGGATGCGCCATCGCCGCCGCAACGGGGTTCCCGCAGGGAATCGCCGAGCGAGGTCTACGCACGACTCGAGGCCGAGTGTCGGCAGCGGAATCAGGCTCGAGGTGCGGCATGAGCAACCATCCTGAGTCCCAAGCAGCCTCCGTCTTCGTGACCGAGCAAACCGTGAGGAAGCTGCTCGCCAAGCTTTCGGGCCTGCCATTCGCCAAGCCGGTCGATGCATACACGGTGGCCGACTGGTTCGCCGTCTTTCGCCGCGAAGGCATCACGCAGTCCGAGCTCACCGAGGCCTACCTGCGGATCATCGCCACGGCCAAGGAGTGGGTGCCGCTGGCGACGATCATCGGCGAATGCCGAAACGTTCGGATGGAGCGGACGCCGTATGCGCCGCCGCTTGACCCGCCGACCGGAACCCCGATCACACCCGAGGAGCGTGACGAGATCCTTCGCGGTCTCAAGCATCGCGAGTTTGCGCTTGAGGTGATCGAAGGCCGAGGCCAGTCACGCCGCTACCGGGTCGAGCCTGAGGACGTGGTCATCACCGACGAGGACATCGCCCGCCGCGAGGAGCAGAAGCGCCGAATGGTCGAGGGCCGGCAGTGAGTTTTCTGCGCGAAATTGCGCGGCCGGTGAGCCCCGCGAAAACCGTATGGAAACCAGGATTTGAACTCAGGGGTGCAGCATGAAGCTGACCCACCTGTCATTGTTCAGCGGAATAGGCGGAATCGATCTTGCCGCTGAGTGGGCCGGATTTGAAACTGTCGCGTTCGTCGAGCGTGACCCGTTCTGCCAACGAGTGTTGGCGAAGCATTGGGCAGGGGTGCCCATTTACGATGATGTCACAACATTCGGAGCCGAGACTTTGGCCCACGCCGCGAAGCGGCAAGACGAGCGACGAGAATGCCGAGAGATGGCAGGCGCGGGCGGACGCGGGCAATGTTGCGACCCCGCCGCTGAGCCTAGCCGTCAAACAGTCCACCGCACGGATCGGAACGGGGTTCGCAACAACCAGACGCTGACGCTTGGGATGCAGGTGAAACTGCTGCCCACTCCGCAAGCGTTCGACGCGAACGAGGTGCCGAACGGGAACGCGGAAGAGCGGCGGAAGAAAGGCGGGTGTCGGGATCTATCGCAAGAGGTGTCTGGGAGCCTGAACCCCCAGTGGGTCGAGTGGTTGCAGGGCTTCCCGGTCGGGTGGACCGACTTAGAGCCCTAGGCAATGCGGTTGTGCCGCAACAGGTGTATCCGATTTTGAAGGCGATCGCACAGACGTTTGAGGTGGCGGCATGAGCTGCACCGCGCAATTTGAACTCAGCGACGTAAGGGGGCGAGACATGGGAAAAGGGATCATCTACGAAGCGCACGAGGTCATCGAGCTTTGGCAACGGTGGGAGAACCGCCACGCACAAGGCCACGTCAGCCGCGACACGCTTGCAAGACCGGGGCAGCGGCAAGACCCGGTGAATATCAACCTGCGCGGCTGGCAACACGTCGAGGGGTTCCTATGTCGGCATCTGGATCTCGCCTACGTCCGGGACGTGTGGCGGCTAGGGCAACACCACGAGAAGGCCGAAGCTGTCTTTTCCGAGTGGTACCGGAGCCATCCGCTGTCGCGCCTGCTCAGCTTCGAAGCCGACCGCAAACCCGACAACCGGTTCGAGCCGATCACGCTCAAGCAGGCGGCGGGCTACCTAGGATGCACCGAGCAGGCATTGCGACTCGCGGCAAGCCCAGGCGGCGGGCTACACGCATGGAAACCCAAGGGCGAAGGTTGGCTGACGAACATCCAGAGCCTCGACGAATACCGCGAGAATCACCCGGTCGGGAGGCCGAAGAAGGGCAAATGATTTGACTGCCCTGATGATCGCTTGACGATTCTGACGGACTTTGAGCCTGAGCGCATTTTCTTGTGCTGTTTTGTGTTTGTTGTGCGTATAATATGATTGTAAGCCCAACGGGGCAAGGGAAACCACGAAATGACACTCAAAGCGTTCAAAGGGCAAATCGAAGCAGCAGGCGGTACGTTCCGCTATGGCATGTCCAACAGGAAGGAAGATCGAAGCATGTGGATCGGAATCTTTGCACGGCGCGGAGGTCAAGACGTGTGTGTAATCGTCAGGGATGGGATTGTATGGGTAGCAGGCCGGTCAGATAGGCTTGATGGAATCGCTAAGGGGTCGGACCCGGTAGCAACAGCCATACGCAGGGCTAAGACAGCGGCATACGTCCCGGCGCTGGGGAGAGATTGAATGGTCCCAACGAAAGGACGCCCCCGAGTTATCGCCGGGGGTGTTCGTGTTGCCGTGTTCCTGTCTGCTGCCCAAGCCGCATGGTTGAGAGAGCAACCGCATGGGAACTCGGAGACGGTTAGACAACTGATCGACAAAGCGATGGAAATGGCAGATGAAACTTTCCCACGATTCCCCGCGTCTCAAAAATAATCTTGCGTTTTTCGTGTCCTCATTGCGTCTCGCAGTGGGGACTCGTCATTTTGGAAGTCCGTCGGAGTCGCGCAGGAATGGGGCGGCCCGCAACCGTTGATAGGTCGTGGGTTCTGCCTAGGATGGGCAGGGCTCCGATGGACTTCCTTCGTTTTGGACCCTGCCGCGCTCCCGCCGTAAAACTCACTCGGCGCATGCCACGGGCGGATGTACGCCAACGGGTCCAACCATTTCAGCACACGGCCCCAACCCGACCACGCGGGGAGGGGCCAAGGTTTAGCCATGCCGCGACTCGCACTCTCTCTCGAAACGCTCCGCGCCCAGCTGAATGCGCTTGCGCCCAACCGGTCGAAGGTCTCCGACGGCTGGATCGGCGATGCGGCGCACTCTGCGCGGAAGTCTGATCACAACCCGAACGATTCGGGCGTTGTGTGCGCGCTCGACATCACGCACGACCCCGAGAGCGGCATGGACTGCCACAAGCTCGCGGAGTGGTTGGTTGCGTCGCAGGACTTCCGCATCGCCTACATCATCTGGAATGGCCGCATCTGTTCGGGATCGGCATCTGATCGCAGATGGACATGGCGGACGTACACGGGACCGAGCCCGCACACGAAGCATATCCACATCTCGGTTTATCAGGACCCGGAAGCCTACGACAGCGCCCGTCCGTGGGAACTCAAGAGCCGCGAGCCGATTCTGACCGTGAACGGCAAGCGCGTGCCGCTCTTAGTGCAGGCTGGCATCAGCATGGCCCCAGTTCGTGCGCTGGCCGAAGCTCTCGGCGCGAAGGTCGACTTCGACCCAAAGACCGGCGACGTCACGGTGTCCAAATGATCCACATCCTGCTAACCGTCAAGTTCAGATTCGGGGGCATTACGCTAGGCTCCATGCGCCGCGAGTGGTCGTTCGAGTTGGGCGTAGACCTTCCCGCCAAGAGGCTGCTCGACTTCTCCGAGCGCGGAGTTACGCTTGTGGTGGGGATATCGTAAGTGGAAACACACATTATGCAGGGTGAGGATTACGATGCTTTCCTCGTGGAGTGGCGTGACAATGGCGCACTCAAGTTTCTGGCGCTCGACGCGGTGTTAAACGTCGCGTGGGTGACCGAGGCTGACGACGCAGTCCACTTTGCTCGCCGATCTGATGCTGAGCGCATGGTTGACAATGCACCCGAGCACATGGACATCCACATCTGCGATCACCGCTGGTGCGGAGGCGTGCCGCGTGACCGTGTTGTGCCGTATCCGCACAGCTAAACCAGTTTCGCCCCATGAATGGGAACGCACAAGGGTAGGCGGTCCCGTGTTTTGCGGCAGGGGCCGCCACCCAACTACAGGAAGAAAACTATGAGTGAGACTATCACACAGCAACGATTAGAGCATTTGCCAGACGGCCCATCTAAATCACAGGATGTCGGTGTCAGTACGAGTGTCAGCACGATGCGCGAAGATATCCCAAGTGTGGAGGATGCATTTATTGTCACGATTGACAAGAAAACGTTCCTGTTGACAGAGGACGCGGCGCACGAGCTGTGGTATCAGCTTCACCTCAGATTCAAGGACCGCAAGTACGTGTACGTATTGCCAGAAGGCGACGACCCGGCCTGATGTTTGGCAAGATTCTCGGCGCTATCGTATCAGCCCCAGTCAAAGCCGCCGCAGTTGCGGTTGGCGTGGCGGAGCGTCTTGTGGTGGGGATCAGCTAACCAGTTTCGCCCCATGCCGGGGCTAGGACCGACATGGACCAAGCAACATCAAAACTAACCTCTGGCGAGTTCGGCATTGTGGGGATCATCCTTGCGGTTGTTCTCTTGGCGTTCGCGTTCCTTCTCCGAGAGGTGCTCAAAGACAAGAAAGCCGACCGCGACATGATGATCGACTTCTTGACGAAGTTTCAATCGACGCAGAACGCGATCATGGTTGAGGTCGGCGAAATCGCTGGCAGCATGAAGTCGCTTGTGACTGAGATGCAACATGAACGACGATCAGTTACACGAGGTAACTAGGCTCATTCAGGCCAACGTCAGCCTATCAGAGGTTCTCGCTCAATCCCAGCGCGAAGTGCTGGCTCGCGCGGACAGCTTCAACACGGGAGAGGCCGCATCGTGGCGCAGGGCTTGTCATTGGATGATGGCCCTCAACATCGGGCTCATCATCGTCGGCGCGGTCGGCGCGTACCTGCTGGTGCACCGCATGGACGCAGTAGAGGCGAGCGGGGTTGTAGCGGCTACCGAGGCCCTGAACGCGAACGCGAAGGCCGACGCTCTGGAGTTGAAGCTAGACGACCAGGCCGAGTTCAACGAAACCGTATTGCAGGCATTCGAGGAGATCAAAACGAAATGGACCCAATCACCGACAAAGCAGAAGCGTTAGCGGCGCTTGACCTCGTGGACGCGGAAGCGGACGCGATCGCGGAAGAGAACCCCGAGCAGGAAGAGCGTGTCAGCCGGACCAAGACCCAGACCCAGCGGCTGCGGTTGTTTATCGCGGCGCTGTAGGAGAACCCTATGAACGACACCATCAAACGACTGCTTGTTCTGACCGTCGCCGGCGCTGTTGCCGGTCTCGGCGCCGCGTCCAACGTCGATCGCTCGGAGTTCAAGCGGTGGCTACAACGGGAGAACCTCGGCAGCATCTGGCAGAACATCCAAGAGTTCAAGTGGGACGTTGCCGCTCGTCGCTGGCGGGCTGGTGCCCTCGGTGGCGCGGTGACCGGGTTCCTTGGCGCGATTGGCGTCGAGCAACTGGGCATCGATCTTGGCGGGTTGCTCCAGTTGGGGGCGTAGGTGTCCAAACTCTCAGCCGCCGAGATCGCCGAGCGCGACGCGAAGATCACGATCCTGCTCGTGCAGGGCGTGGCTTACGATTCGATCGTCAAGTCGCTGGGTTGCGGCAAGCCGACGGTGCACGCCATCGCTGAGCGGCTCAAAAAGGTCGGCTACGACGCCCAAGGCGCCGCCGAGAAGCGCGACAGGTTCATCAAGTCGGTCGAGGACATGGGCGTCGCCTACATGGGGATGCTGACGGCACAGGCCGAACTCCTTTCTGACACCGCGTACATCAGCAAGCAGACGACCACCGATGTCATTGCACATTCCGAGTTTGTTGGACGGCAGTTCGAGCGGGTTATTCGGCTCCAGCGATCGACAACCGCTCACCATGCCGACGCTCTTCCCGAGCGGGTCGAAGCAGAAGTCGTCGACGCCGAGCCGATATCTGACGTGGCTTAGGACGAACCTGCCTCGCGGATGGGAGACCCCGCCGCATATCGTCAAGATCGCGGAAGCCCTCGACCGCATGGACGCGGGCCAGATCGACCGGCTCCTGATCACCATGCCGCCGCGGCACGGCAAGAGCGAGACGATCACGGTGCGGCTACCGCTGAGGTTCCTGCAACAGCATCCGGCCGACAACGTGCTGGTGACCGGCTACAACACGCAGTTCGCCCGCAAGTTTGGGCGCAAGACACGAAACCTTGCAGACGCAGCGGGCATCCTGTCCGACGACAAGACGGCGAGCGATGAATGGGCGACCAGCGGCGGCGGGCTCTACATGGCCCGCGGCGTGGGCTCGCCTCCGACAGGTACGGGCTTCGGGTTAATCGTCATCGACGACCCGGTAAAGAGCCGCAGCGAGGCCGAGTCTGAGACCTACCGGAACGCGGTCTGGGATTGGTACACCGACGACATCTACACCCGTCTCGAACCGGGCGGGAAGCTGATAATAGTCCAAACTCGCTGGCACGAAGACGACCTCGCAGGCCGCGCGATTTTGAGCGAACCGGGCTGGGAAGTATTGAAGCTTCCCGCGCTCGCAGGCGAAGACGACGCACTAGGGCGCAAGGCAGGCGAGGCGCTCTGGCCGACGCGCTACACGCCGGAGATGTTCGAGCGGATCCGCACGACGCAAGGCGATTACGCTTTCGAGGCGCTCTACCAGTGCAACCCGACGCCGAGGGAGGGTTCGTTCTTCAAGGTTTCGCAACTGCAGGTTATGAGCCGCGGCGATCTGCCGGCGGGACTCACGTGGACGCAGAGCTGGGACGTGGCGGCGACTGAGAACGACGGCGACTGGACGGCGGGCGTGGACATGGCCAAGCACGAGGGCATCTACTACGTCGACCCGTTCAGATTCAGGCACGAGCCGAGCGCACGGAACCGCGAGATGCTGAACCGGGCGCGGATCGTGAAGCCGAGACGGATCACGGTGCCGCAAGACCCCGGCGCAGCGGGCAAGGAGTCGGCGCAGGCGTTTATCCGGCTGTTTGCAGGCTTCAACGTCTCGGCGCGGGTGCAGAGCGGCGACAAGTTCACGAGGGCCGAGCCCTACAGCGCGCAGGTCAACGCGGGCAACGTGCGGGTGATCGAAGGCCCCCACGCTCGGGACTACATCGAGGAACTGAGGCAAGCGCCCCACGGCAAGCACGACGACCTTATCGACGCGAGCAGCGACGCCTTTAACGAGATCGAGGGCGCGATTCAGGCACCAGCATGGCAAGTTTTTTGAACAGATTCAAGGCGGCGGCCGCTGCGTTCCGCGGCAAGAGCGGCGCTCAGGTGCTGTTCCCCGGTACGTCGGGCTCGTGGGCTGGCTGGCAGCACGGGCCGCGCACGTCGATCAACTACGCTTTCGAGGTTGGGCGCCCGGGCGACAACTCGGCGGTTCAATCGTGCCTCGGCTGGATCGCGGATGCGTGGCCGGAGGCGATCCCGTACATGGCGAAGTCCATGCGGGGCGGCAAGGAAGACAAGCAGTATCAGCACGCGCTCATCCGCCTGTTCGAACGACCGAACGCCTACTACTCGGGGCAACTGCTCCGAGACGGACTGCTTCAAGACCTGCTGATCGAGGGCACGGCGTTTGCGCGGATCGTGCGCGACCGTTACGGCATCCCGGTCGAACTCTACTGGCTTCCGACGGACTCGGTGCGCCCGTTCTGGGAAGGGTCCGACGAGTGGATTCGCTACTGGGAGTACACGCCGCAGGGTCAGCTCCAGAAGATCGATCCTGCCAATATGCTCGTTTGGCGTCAGGGCATCAACCCGACGAACGGCGGACGCACGGGCTACTCGCGGCTCAAGTCGGCTCTGAGGGACATCTACCGCGACAACGAAGCGGCGAACACGACGAACGCGATCCTCAAGAACCGGGCGCAGATGGGCATCATGGCCGCGCCGGACGGTCGCTACTTCGCCGAGCTGGTGAAGGGCGGCATCAACCCCTTCGAGGCGGGCTACACGAAGGAAGTAGCGCAGGAGCTGGAGACCCGCATCAACGCCAAGAACACGGGCGACAACCGGGGATCGACCAACGTTTTCAGCGTCCCCATGAGCATCACCGAGTTCGGTTCGGTGCTCAAGGAAGTCTCAAGCCCTGAGCTGCACAACTTGAGCGAAGAGCGGATCTGCGCGATCTTCAAGATTCCGCCGGTGGTGATCGGCCTCGGTACGGGCCTAGAGGCGAGCAGCGACAAGCACAACATGGAGACGGCGCAGCGTCAAGCGTGGCTGAACTGCATCGTGCCGCTCCAGAACCAGTTCGCGCGGATCATGACCGAGGATATGGTGCCTCAGTTCGAGGTCGGGCCGTGGCGCTTCGGTTTCGACCGCACGAACGTCGACGCGCTCCAGGAGAACACCAGCGATCGGGCCGACCGCGTGGTGAAGCTCTGGCAGGGCGACGTTTTGAAGCACGGCGAGGCGCGGTCTGAGATGGGGATGGAGTCCGACCCTGCGACCGAGGAGCTTTATTACACCGAGTTCACGGGCACGGGCGAACAGCCGGAAGAGCAGGGCCAAGACCTCACCGACGAGGCGAAGGCATTCAAGGCGCAGATGGTGGCGCGGTGGCGCGGCGGTGTGTAACGCCGGGCTGATCACCGCAAACCTGCCGCTCATCCGCAAGAACCGGGCGGCATTCGAAGCGGAGCAGAAGTTCCGCCGCCGGCTGCCCACCGACAAGGATTTCGCGCGGCTCGTGACGGCGCATCGGTCGATGATCGAGACGCTCACGGAGAACCTCGCAGAAGGCACGTACACGGCGACGGAGTACATCGAGCGGCTGTTCGCGATGCTCGAGCGCGGGCACACGGAATCGGTGAAGCTCGGGCGCAACCTCGGCGGCGATTTCGCAGATTCAGAGCCCGACGACCTCGGGTTCGCACAGCTCGTGATGGACGGCGAGGCGGAATACCTCGCGCGGTTCCTCACCGACATCCAGACGGGCCGCTACACGGACGCGGATGGCGCCCTCAGAGCCAAGGCGGTTCGGGCGCGGGCGCGGATGTACACCGGCAAGTATCGCGGCACGGCGAACGAAGTGTTCGTGCTGTCGAGCGAGGACGGCGAGAAGTTCGCATGGCACCAGCTCACGATCGAGCCGTGCGACGACTGTCCAAGGATCGAGCGAGGCGGGCCGTACACGGCGGAGCAGCTTGCGATCATCGGGCATCCCGGTCAGGGGCGCACTCAATGTAAGACCAACTGTGGTTGTGTGATCGTTCGGCTTTCAGATGGCAGGTTCGGATTCAGCAGGAGCTACGAGTAAATGGACAAAAAGCACAAGAGTTTCGGGGCGGCATTCAAGGCCGTAGGCGAAGAAGGCCAGGTTGAGGCGATTGTCAGCGTGTTCGGGAATGCGGACAGCTATGGCGAGCGGGTCATGCCGGGCGCGTTCAACGAGAGCCTAGGCCGCAAGCTGCCGAAGGGCGTCTGGATGCACGACTGGAGCAACCCGGTCGCTAAGACGCTCGAAGCGGTCGAGCTTCTGCCGGGCGACGCGCGGCTGCCTGAGCACCTCAAGGCGCTTGGCGGGCTGTACGTCAAGGGCCAGTTCTTCAAGGACATCGACGACTCTTGGCAGGCTTACCTCAAGGTGCGCGAGGGGCTGGTCGACGAGTTCTCGATCGGCTACCGGTTGCAGGAGTGGGCCAAGGACGAGCAGGACGGCACGATCAAGCTGCTCAAGCTCGACCTGTACGAGTGGTCGCCGGTGCTCGTCGGTGCAAACCGGGAGACCGCGACGCTCAGCGTCAAACAGCTTAGCGAGGGCCATGTCGGGCTCTCGCTGGAAGATCACACCTCAGCGGTTCTTGATGCCGCCGAAGGTCTCGTAAAGCGTTACTGCGACGTTGCAGAAACGCGAGAAGCCGACGGGAAACTGACCCCGCGCTTCAAATCTCGCCTCTCCGAGCTTGCCGGGCAACTGGTTTCGCTCGCAGACGTCGCCCCGGTTCTTGAGGCCAAGGCAGATGAGGCTCTATCACCCGCGCTGATGCTCGAATGGGAGCAGATGCGCCACGACGCCCAAATGAGGGCTGTACGAGGTTAGAACTATGAGCACAATCACCATGACACCGCTCCAGGAACTGGGGCACAAGATCAAGGCGATCGACGAGAAGGTGCGCGGCATTCTTGCCGAAGCAGGCGAAGCGCCTACGGAAGCACACCTCAACGACATCAAGTCACTCAACCGCGAGCGAGAGCAGTTCGAGCTCAAGGCGGAAGTCGAGCGAGCCAAGGAGTATCTGGAGAAGGGGATGCGCGAGCCAGTGCAGACCGCCCTTTTCCCCGGCAAGTTTGCCGAAGCCAAGACGGTCGGCGAGGCGTTCACCGGCGATGCGCGCGTCCAGCAGTTCATGAAGGACTGGGGGGTTCAGCAGACCGGCAAGTTCGGCAGCTCCCCGGCGGCAAACGTCGACGTTAAGACGCTCATCACGGGCGGTTCGAGCACGTCGGCAGGCGCGCTGATCAACGACCAGTACACGGGCATCATCGACGCTGGTCTGTCCTATCGCCGCATCACGCTTCTCGACTTGATCCCGACCGCTCAGGCAACTTCCAACGCGATCCAGTATGTGAAGGAGAAGTCCCACACGAACTCGGCCGACTTCGTTGCTGAGGCGACGGCGACCGGCGACGGTACGGGCGGCAAGCCTGAATCGGCGATGGTCTTCGAAGAGGTCACCGACGCGATCAAGACCGTGGCTCACTGGATTCCAGCAACGCGAAACGCGCTGATGGACTCCGATCAGATCCGCGGCATGATCGACAAGTGGCTCCGTTACGGGCTCCGTGCCAAGTTGGAGACCGCG